TAAATATTTGTGATGATCATGATCTTATGATTAGAACTTATTTACATACCAAGTTTAAGTTCATTGAAAAGATTCTTTATTATTATAGATGGCTTCCTGATAATAATAATACACAGACTCAAAGAATTGATGACATTCAAGTTAAAACATTTGATTTATTCCATTATTATGGGCAAGCTCTTGCAGAAAGAGATGCAGATCTAAATGGATTAATGAAAGTTGATCTTGGTGGAGGGTTGTTTCCAAGACCAGGATATGTTACCATTGATCAAGAAGGTGGGAATATAACATGTGATTTAAATGAGGGCATTCCACTGCCAGACAATAGTGTTGGTGTTATCAATGCTAGTCATGTTCTTGAACACTTAAAGGATCCCATTAAAATAATGAGTGAGATCCACAGAGTTCTTTGTGATGGGGGTTGGGCATTTATTGATGTTCCTTCTACTGATGGTAGGGGAGCTTGGCAAGACCCAACTCATGTAAGTTATTGGAATCAAAATAGTTTCTGGTATTATACCAGAGAAGATAAAGCACAATTTATTAGAAATACTACAATCAAATTCCAAGAGTTTAGACTTGAAACTAGATGGTGGGAAGATAATATTGCAGTGACAACTGCATGGTTATGTGCTATAAAATCAGATAAACGTAGACCACACCCAGTAAGAATTTAAAGTTATGAATTTCACAGTTTACAGCAAAAAAGGTTGTCCCTATTGCGATAAAGTTAAAACAGTTCTTTCTGATCTTAGTGTTAGGAAAGGATGTCCTGTCATATGCTATGAACTTGGCACAGACTTTACTAGAGAAGAATTTTATGCAGAGTTTGGGCAAGGATCTACTTTCCCACAAGTTATTATGGGAGAGAAGCACCTTGGAGGTTGTTCAGATACTGTACAGTATCTTGTTGACCAAAACCTTCTTTGATGTCAGACATAAATAATGCAAGTGCCCCTGATATTAATAGGGGCGTTGAACTAATTTTAAGAAGGAGGAGACCAAAACCAAAAACATTTTCATTTAATTTTGAAAAGATGGTTTCCTTCTTTACAAGGAATGTAACCATCTCCTTTAATTTTTCCTTGGATATAAGGAAGCACAATCAATAAGGAGTAGGAAAATGATAGCAGTTACCCTAGTTTTTTCTGTGATGTTTTTTTTAATGTCATTAGTGGTTGGAGGATTAGTTGGATGGGTTTATAGAGAGCATACTTGGTCTCAACAAATTGCTAGGTTACATCCTGAAATGTATGATGAAAATGGAAATGTTATTCCTGATGAAATTATTGCCTTTAGATTTGAAGGAGATCTAGAGGAGGAAGAACCTGAAGATTAATTACAAGGAGATGAATTTATGAAATTGCCACCAAATCAATTGGTGTCTGAAGTTATTCAAAGAGTTTCTAATTCTAAAACAAGAGACGAAAAGATAGAAATTTTAAGACACTATGATTCACCTGCTCTAAGAGCAGTTCTTATCTGGAATTTTGAGGAGAACGTAAAGTCAGATCTTCCAGAAGGAGATGTACCTTACACTCCAAATGATGCTCCTGTTGGAACAGAGCATTCAAAATTAATTCATGAATGGCAGAAGTTCAATCATTTTGTTCAGGGTGTTACTAACACCACCAAAATGAAAAAAGAAATAATGTTTATTCAATTGCTAGAAGCACTTCATGCTTCTGAGGCAGAACTTGTTTGTCTTATGAAGGACAAACAAGTTCACAAAAGATTTAAAATTACTAAAGCAGTAGTGCAAGATGCATTTCCTGAGATTACTTTCTCATCATAAGGTGGGGGCAACAGGAATTGACAGTAAAAATTATTCACAAAAACTGCGACCCAGCACTTGCTAATGATAGGTCATTGCCATATACTGCTTACATTGTAAAGTACTATGATGATGACCAATACAATTATGATATTGTCATAGCAAATAGAAAAGTAGATATCTTTGATCACTACTGGGACAAATACAGAGAAGATCTAATTAGTTTTAAGCAAACAGAAGGAAGAGTAAATCCCAAAATTTGGGGGGCAACCACTAGCAAAAAGAAAAAGTGATATGGGCAAACATTATCTTTTAAACTTATATGGTTGCTCGTTTGTTCTTTTAGATGATGAAAGATGTCTTATAGATTTGCTAGAGAATGCAGCATCTGCTAGTGGGGCTACTGTGGTTCAAACTATTTCTAAAAAATTTGAACCACAAGGAGTCACTGTAATCTGTTTATTATCTGAGAGTCACATTAGTATCCACACTTGGCCTGAAGAAGGAAAAGCAGCAGTGGATGTTTATACATGTGGGGATTGTAATCCTAAAATCGGATGTGATATTATCATCCAACAACTCTATGCTCAAAGCCACACCTTGAGTTACATTGAAAGGTAAATGCTAAATAACCCTATATGGAGACTACATATGCTCTCTACCCAGTATCGACTACGCTTAGAAGCAATCTGTGTAAAGATCTCACAACATGAAGAAGTAAGTTTGGAAGACATGATTTGGGCAGAGAAACTTGCAAAAGTAAATAGGACTGCTGGCACAATGCTCAGGCAAGCAAGAAGAACAGCAGAAAATCCTACAATGCAAGAAGGAGATATGGATGATTTTTTGAATCAACTTGACATTGGTGGTACAGGGAACGAAAGATTTGGTTTCAGTAGATTCAATAGTGTAGATGAGATTGTGGATTTCTTTACTGATGGTAGAGACAAACCAGAAGATTGGAGACAAAGAGATTAAAACTGTATCAGATTTTACAAAATTATTCTTATAGATAAAACACGTTCATTTGCTATTTGCAAATAGCAAACGGAAGTAGGATACACCGAAGGAACGCAAATTTACCACAAGTAAAGGAGCAATCTAATGTCACAAGTAGTATATCGTGGTGTCCCTTATGACACAGAAGTGCGTAAGCAAGAGCAAGCACAACAACAACCTCAACAATATGATGCCCAGTATCGTGGAGTAAAGTTTGTTAAGGAGGTTGAGAAAAAATGAAGACTAAAAATAACTGGCAACTTGTTTTAATCAAGAAACAAAAAGAAAAAGAAAATCGCAAGCACCAAGCAAAACTTGCAATGGCAATGAAATAAAATCAAGGGGGGATTGACTTCTCCCCTTTTTTTGTGTAAAATTGGTTGAGACTATACAGTTTTATGGATAGAGAAAAAGTTAGAATGATTGTTAGAAACATGGAACTCCTAGTTCAGTCTTTAAGACATGAAATAGAAGGACCTCCTAAGCAACTTACAATAGAGGAATTCCAAGAGGAAAATGCCAAGGCAACTCCTTTTACTGAAGACTATGATGAGGTGTACTGATGAAGTTTCAAGACACCATAAAACTCTCTAAGGTTGCCTTGAAGCAACCTTGGTTGTATGATGAACAAGAACTTAAGTACATGAGAAAAGCAAAAAAGATTGCTCAAAAGGCACTCAAGTTTAAACACATGAAAGGAGAACAGGATGACTCAGAAAGTTAAACTTATTTCGGTGACTCCAGATGCAGAAAAAACAATGGCATATATTGCTAGAGTTTCTAATCCTGCGAATCAAGACAACCAAAACTATTCCAAGTTGCTTGCTTATTGTATTAAGCATAATCATTGGTCTGTGTTTGAACAGTCTACTATGACTCTTGAGATTGAAACTACTCGTGGTATAGCAGCTCAAGTTTTGCGACATAGGAGTTTTACATTTCAAGAATTCTCACAAAGATATGCTGATACAAGTCTACTGACTGATCATATTCCTGTACCAGATCTTCGTCGTCAGGATACAAAGAATCGTCAAAACTCTATTGATGATATGACTGAGTATGAAAGACTCACCCTTCAGGGGATGATTGCTGATCATTTCTCTGCAGCAAATAATCTGTACAAGACTTTGCTAGAACATGGTGTGGCAAAGGAGTGTGCTCGTTTTGTGCTTCCTTTGGCAGTACCTACAAGAATCTACATGACAGGATCATGCAGGTCATGGATCCATTACATCAACCTTAGAACTGCTAATGGAACTCAAAAAGAACACATGGAAATTGCAGAAGCAGCTCGTTGTGTGTTTGTTTGTCAGTTCCCTGCAGTAGCAGAAGCACTTGGATGGAAAGAACTTGACTGCCCTGAATGTATAGATGCCCCATCTATCATTATAGAATAAATATTGTTACATTATTAATAACCTATGGCAATTTATCCTGTTGTTCATGTTGAAACTGGGGAAACTAAAGAAGTTGAAATGAGTGTCCATGACATTCAACAATGGTACAAAGACAATCCAGACTGGAGAAGAGACTGGTCTCAAGGATGTGCAAGTCCTGGGGAAACTGGTGATTGGAGAAACAAATTAATTAGTAGAAATCCTGGATGGAATGACGTCCTATCAAAAGCATCAAAAGCCCCTGGTTCTAGAGTAAAGAAAATCTAATGGCAAGAAAAAGAAGAGGAAATGATTTGCAGCCAATTGGTATTGGCATGACTGCAAAACAAATGAAAAGAAGGAAACCTATTAATACAGATCTTCTTTTAGATATTACCCCAGTTACAGATAATCAAGCAAAACTTTTTGAAGCATACAACTCAGATAAACACTTGTTTGTCTATGGTTGTGCTGGAACTGGTAAAACTTTCTGTGCTCTATATTTGGCACTTAAAGATGTTATGAGTGAGATTACCCCATATCAAAAGATTGTTATTGTTAGATCTCTAGTTGCTACAAGAGAGATTGGATTTCTTCCTGGAGATCATGATGATAAGTCTGCTCTCTACCAGATTCCATATAAGAACATGGTTAAGTACATGTTTGAGATGCCAGATGATGCATCTTTTGAAATGCTCTATGGTAACCTGAAGTCTCAGGAAACAATTACTTTTTGGAGTACATCATTCATCAGAGGAACAACCTTAGATAACTCAATTATTATTGTTGATGAATGTCAAAACTTGAACTTTCATGAACTTGATAGTATAATTACAAGGGTTGGTGACAATTCAAGAATTATGTTCTGTGGTGATGCCACACAATCAGACCTTACAAAAAACAATGAAAGAAATGGAATCCTAGATTTCATGAAGATCATTAATAGAATGCCTGAATTTAATACTATTGAATTTGGCGTTGATGATATTGTAAGATCTGGTCTTGTTAAGTCCTACATTGTAAACAAAATAGCAGCTGGTTTTTAATGTTTAATCATGTTGATATTAGTCTCCCTCAATTAGAAAGGGAGACAATTGATGGTGTTAGATACTATAAAATCCCTGATGGGGATGAACTTCTAAAGTTTGTCTCCATCACTTCTGTTACTAGTCACCACAACAGACACATCTTTGAGAAGTGGAGACGTAAGGTAGGAGAAGCAGAAGCAAATAGAGTTAACAAGCAAGCAACTAGACGTGGTACTGACATGCACACTTTGTGTGAACAGTACCTCAAAAATCTAGATTGTAATAGTGATGTCAATCCTATGTCTGAAATGTTATTTCAAATCATAGGAAAAGAATTAGATAAGATAAATAATATCTATGCACTTGAGTCTTCATTATACAGTAAGCAGTTAGGTATAGCAGGAACAGTTGACTGTATTGCTGAATATAATGGTGAACTAGCAGTTATAGATTTTAAAACTTCAAAGAAAGAAAAACCAAGGGAATGGATTGAACATTACTTTGTTCAAGCAGCAGCATATGCCTGCATGTTCTATGAACTGACTGATATTCCTGTTAAAAAACTTGTCATCCTTATGGCATGTGAAGATGGTGATTGTGTTGTATATGAAGAGTATGATAAAATGAAATACATTAAACTTCTCTCACAATATGTTAAAGATTTTATAGAGTTTAAACTAAAGGAATATGGAAAGTAAATTAAAGTCTGCATTAGAATCAAAGTTTTTATGCCAAGCAAAGTTTTCTCAAATCATTGAGGAACTTGTCAAGGTCAACAAAGACATGAACTACATTGATGCAATTATTCATTATTGCGATCAGAACAATATTGAAGTAGACTCTGTTGGTAAGTTGGTCAGCAAACCACTTAAAGAAAAACTTAAGTGTGATGCTATCAATCTTAATTTTTTAAAGAGAACATCTAGAGCAAAACTTTTACTATGACACCTTTTGATGCTTACAAGCAATACCTTGCATTAAAGAATCATTTTAGTAAAGACAAATATGATTATCACAAATATGCAGGTAAGTCTAGAGCATCAGTAGAGTCATTCAATAAAAGGAAAGACAAGTATTGGTTTGAAAAACTTAGCAGGCAAAAGAGCGATGAGGAGATTAAAAACTTCTACATCGCTAATTTTGTAGAAGCAGATGATCCAAACAGTTTGTGGATTGGTAATGTCATTAGGGCAGGGGACATCTATTATAAAGAGTGGACTAAAAGACAACAAAGTTTGCAGTATCTTTTTACCCAAGAGTCTCAAACTTTCTTCTCTGAGTATAATTTAGACCAAGCATTTGATTGCTCTAAGGGTCATCCACCTGTATTAAAAAAGTTCCTGAGCGGGAAGATTTCACCTGAAACACTAGTGATCTATGATCGAATATTCCTGATCAGGAATAATTTTGACAAGAAATTATTGGACCCAATTTGGGAATCTGTGTCTTTAAAAATTAAGAAGTACACACCATTTCTAAATATCGATGTGTTCAGGTATAAGAAAATTTTAAAGGACACAATTATAGGAGATTAATATGTCATTCTTCAATTCAGAAATGGTCCAGAAAGAAATGGATCAAATTGCAGAAATTCAAAGAAGGATTGTTAAAGAGATTGCATCTTTCTTTGACATGGATGTAGATGAGAAATTAGAACATATTAATTTGCTTGATGATCTTCTAGAAAAGCAACAAATTGTTTATACTAGATTGTCTCTTTCTGATGATCCTGATGCACTAAAGATGAAGGAGCAGATGGTAGAGTCAGCAAAGATTCTAGGGTTTGGTCCAAACCCTGATATCTCCATGGTATTCACCTCCATGAGGCAAACAATTGATGGACTCAGAAAGACTGCTCTGAGGGGCAGATAAATACCATTGACAGAGGACTCTGCCCATGGTATGATAGTCCTCTGATCCTAATCAGATCAATCCAATTAATCCGAGGTAATCCAAATGGCATTTGCCGATCTTAAAAAACAATCCAAGCTTGGTTCTCTGACTTCTAAACTGGTTCAAGAAGTAGAGAAGATGAATACTTCAAGTAATTCTGCTGATGATCGTCTGTGGAAACCTGAAGTAGACAAAGCAGGTAATGGATTTGCAGTTATTAGATTCCTTCCTTCACCAGAGGGAGAAGAACTTCCTTGGGCAAAGGTGTACAACCATGCTTTCCAGGGAACTGGTGGTTGGTTTATTGATAACTGCCTCACCACCATTGGACAACAGTGCCCAGTGTGTGAAGCAAACCGTGAACTGTGGAATACTGGTAGCAAAGCAAACCAAGAAATTGTTCGTCAAAGGAAGCGTAAACTTTCTTACTACAGCAACATCTATGTTGTGAGTGACAAGGCACACCCTGAGAATGAAGGTAAGGTGTTCCTGTTCAAGTATGGTAAGAAGATCTTTGATAAGATCTCTGCTGCTATGCAACCTGAGTTTGATGATGAAACTCCCATTGATCCTTTTGACTTCTGGAATGGTGCTAACTTCAAAGTGAAGATCACCAAGAAAGATGGTTACTGGAACTATGACAAGTCTGAGTTTGAATCAACCTCTGTGCTTGGAGACTTTGATGATGATGTTCTAGAAGGAATCTGGAAGAAGTCCTATTCACTCCAAGAGTTTGTAAAACCAGAAACCTTTAAGGCATATGAGCAACTTGATGCTCGTCTGAAAGCAGTTCTGGGTAAGAAGACTGCTCCTAAGCAAGATGAATCATTTGATGATGAGGATGAGGATCGTGGTCCTGTTCCTACGAATGAAGAAGTCCTGCAGGGAAAGTATGGTGGAACTCAAAAACAAAGTCCTTCATCCTCTTCTGATGATGAAGATGATGCTCTGAGTTACTTCCAGAGACTGGCTGAAGAGTGATTATTGTGGGGAGATAATTCTTAGATTATCTCCCTGTTTTGTTGTTCTGTCTATGTACTGAGAGGATAGATCATAACTCATGATGTCCTCAAAATCATCTATGATAGTCTGTAAGAATCTCGGTTTCAGTACATAGTGATTTCTTTTTTCATTGTTCCTTTGAGTTTCATACTCATAAACACTTACAGATTTAACTGGATTAACTGTGTATGACTTTCCTTGAATGAAAGTAGTTTGTTCAGTTGAATTAAATCTTACTGTGG